AGCCAAACCTCGTGGCGTTCGTGACGCTGATCTCACCGTTCACATTCGCTTCCCCGCCCCCCCCGCCGTCGTCCGTGCCATCGGCGAAGCCCGCCGGCACGCCGAGCAGCTCGCTCCAGTGAACCTTGGCGCCCGCGCCATTCGGCACGCCCGCGTTGATAGAATCGTTCAGCTCCTCCAGGGCCGCGCCGATCGTCGTCGCGATCCACAGCCCATCCGCGTCATCAAAGTCCACGTTGTCATCGTTGATGCCCGTGCCGACTTTCGATCCGGTCAACGTTCCATCCGCGAGATCATCCAGGTCGGCATCAGCCGCCTGCTTGCCGTCGATCTGGGTTTGCGCGGAACTGCTCAGCCCATCGATGAAGCCCAGCTCCGTCACGGTCACGGTGGGATGGCTGCTCAGGTTCGTGTCTCCCGTGATGATGGCCACGCGTTCGTTGGTGGCGCCGACTACTTTGACCCAGCGCAGCAAGTTGGTGCCGTTGCCGGTAAAGTTCGTCGTCGCGGTCACCGGACCCTGAAAGATGGAGCCGGCGCTGACGGTCAAGGTGCTATCAACCAGAAATGGGATGGTGATGGAGCCATTGGCTAAATCAGTCAGGTCGTCATCGAGTGGTTGTTTGGTGGCCAGATCCGCCTGGCTGGCGACGATCGCGGGATCAATCGCCAGGGAGATGTTCGTGCCCTCATTGGTGCCGGTGAGCCCGTAGCGCGGCTGGAAGGATCGGAGTCGATTGGTCACTCCGGCCTTATCATGGACCCAGCCAAACCTCGTGGCGTTCGTGACGCTGATCTCACCGTTCACATTCGCTTCCCCGCCCCCCCCGCCGTCGTCCGTGCCATCGGCGAAGCCCGCCGGCACGCCGAGCAGCTCGCTCCAGTGAACCTTTGCACCCGCTCCGTTGGGCACGCCCGCGTTGATGGAATCGTTCAGCTCCTCCAGGGCCGCGCCGATCGTCGTCGCGATCCACAGCCCATCCGCGTCATCAAAGTCCACGTTATCATCGTTGATGCCCGTGCCGACTTTCGAGCCGGTCAACGTGCCATCCGCCAGGTCCGACAGATCCGCATCGAACGCCTGCACGTCCGTGCCGATGATCACGCCGAGCGAGCTGCGCCCGGCCGTCGCGTCGGCATCATCCAACAGCCCGCGCCCGAACGCCGTGGTCGTGAGCGCGGCGATGGCCGTGAGATCCGAATCGAGCGGCTGCTTGCCATCGATCTCGGTTTGCAGTGCGGTGCGCACGGTGTTGCTGGCGATAACCAGTTCAGGATGGGTCGGGAACGTGTTGGTGGGAACCCACGAGGCGACGATCTTGTTCCCGTCAAAAATGGCGAACCGCTCAGCGGTCTGTGAAGTGATTTGAACCACCGAGTTGACGATGACGTCATCCGCCACGTTGATGTCGTCCCCGAAATAGACCTGGGTATTGAACAGGGCAATCCCACTGTTCGTGATCGTGCCGGTGTTGGTAATGCCACTCATGCGCACTCCCGTGAAGAATTCTGGCAGCCCCCAAAAATCCTGATTGGTGGACTTGCCATTCGTCTCTAGGACAAACGGCCCGCCGCCGCCGCCCGCGACCGGCGCCCATGTGCCGTCGCCCCTCCAGAAATAACCTTCCTGTCCCGCGATCGGTCCCAGGACCAGCCCGCTCTCGCCATTCACGCTGGCCGTCGCTCCGCGCATCAGCGGGTAGGTGCTCGGGGGCGTCGCGTGCGCGAAGGTGATCGCGTTCGTCGTGATGTTCCCGATGCTGTAGCTGTTCAGATCGTCCGGCACCGAGATGACCACGCTGTCCGCCGCCACGCTGCCCCACGTGACGCGATAGTTCCCCGCATGGAGGAACACGCTGAACGTGCCATCGCTGGCCGAGTTCGTGGTGATCGTCCAGCCCGGCTGCACGAACGGCGGCACGAACAGCGGCCGTTGCAGCGCGATGAAATTGATGTTCGTCGAAACCAGTTGCCCGCGCCGGTCGCGCACCGTGCCCGTCACCGTCGCCGCCTCACTGCTCGTAGGAGCCGACATGAGGAGACTCAAAATAAAGAACAGCTTGGCCAGCCAGCCCGTGCCCCCGCACGGCGGACAAGTCACGTGGCTGTCCCGGTCGCGATGCGGGTCCGTGTCCTGGACATAGCCCCTCCCTTGGCAGCGCCCACACTGCCGGCGCTGCGACTTCGGCCGCATCATGCGATCCTCGACGCGCGGGACTTGCTCCAGCGGGAAATGTCTGGGCTTCTTCTTCATCTCAAATCTCAAATTTCAAATCTCAAATCCAAAAAGGGCGGGCCACGGCTGCGACCCCGCAGCCCGCCCCGGTATCCGGCTCAGCGCTGGGGACGAGCGCTGGAGCCGAAGATGTATCTAATCCGGCCAGCGCCAGGTATTGCCCCGGCGCTTCTTCTTCAGTGATTCAGCCGGACAGTGCGGCGCGTTGCGCAGCACCAGCGGCTCCTTGGCGTCACTCAGGACGCGCGCAGTGATCACGCCCTCGGCGTTCACCGCCTGCACTTCGGCGACGGCCTCCGGCAATTCCCCATCGGGAATCACCACGAGCACCTTGTCGCCGGGCTTCGGGATTTTGAGTGGCATAACGTTTACGTTTCGTTTGTTGGCTATTGGCTATTGGCCATCGGCTATGCCGCTTAGGCCGCGGCCGTGCGCACGCCGCCCATGTGAGTGGTGGCCATCTCCTTCACCGTGAAACGCTCCAGCGCGCGGATGCCGATTTCATCGGTGGAGAAGTACGCTTCCCGGCTGGTGTCAATGCGCAGCCCGCCGCGCAGCCCGAGGTACCAGAAGGTCATGTCGCCGAACGCCGCCACGATCGTGTTGATGATCGCGGAGGCTGAGTACACCGGCAGCTTGTTGATCCAGAAGATCGGCCAGCCATCCAGCGTGGCCTGCCCCTGGGCCGTGTTGATCCGGAACACCTCGCCGTTCGTGTCCGTGTTGAAACTCACCAGGAGCTGCTCCATCGTCGCATTCAGGTAGTACGCGCCCATGCCCTTGGCGATGATCGACTCATGCACCTTGGCCCGGCTCTGCCGGAGAGCCGCCAGCGTCGTGTCGTCGGACGCGGTCAGGCCCGCGCCCAGCGTCACCTGGGTCACATTGGTGACGATGCGCTGCACCACGCCTTCCAGCGTCTTGTAGGTCGCGCTGCCGTCCGCCAGCCAGCCCGTGGCATCCTCCCAGCTCGCCATCTCGCGGGCGATGTAACGCGCAATGAACTGCCCCATCGCCACCACGCTGTCCTCGTCGATCTCGGTCGGGATGCGCACGATGCCGCCGGCCTTCTTCGCGTCGAAATCCACGAACGTGATCTGCGGGCTCTTCTCCGTCACCGCAGCCGACATGTCGATAAACCCGAACGCGGGCGATGTGGTGAGCTTCGGCAGCCGGAACGTGCCGCCCGGCAGCGGAATCACCGTGGCGAAACGCCGGAACGTGCCGAAGAGCGACACCAGCTCCACGACCTCGCCGGAGTACACGATCGGCATCGGGATGTCCGTGGTCGTCAGGGCGGCGCGCTGCTCATAATCGATCTCGCGGATCGTCTTCTGGAAACTCTCCAACCCGCTGTTCTTCCCGCCGAAGCTCTTGAACTCCGGCTCGGCGCGGAACCCATCGATGTCATCGATCACGTGCTTCTTGGCCCAGTCGAACGCGGCCTCCTTCACTTCGCTCTTCGCGCCGGCCGCCCCGAGGATGACCACGGCCGCCAGATACTTCGCGCACGCATCCGAGACGTTCGGCTGTGCATCGCCCACCTTCCAGTTGCGATACGGCGAAACGAGTTCCTGCCCCGTGCCGCGCACGCGCGCCATCTGGTTGGACCGCGCCATCAGCCGCGCCATCTCGCGGAGCTGCGTGTTCTCGTCCTCGCAGGCTTTCAGCCGGAGTTCCAGGCCCTTGAACTTTTCGATCTCGGCGGGCACATCCTTGAGCTTGGCCCAGCCGCCCTTCATCTCGGCCAGCAAGGTCGTGAACTCCTTGATCTGTTCGTCGGTCATCGCCACGCCCGCCATCGCCATCACGACTCCGGCCGCTTCCGCGGACCCACAGAAGAACTGCCACACCACTGCCACCAGCGCCGCGAAGAGCAGCGCCAGCTCCATTCGAATTCTCAGTCTCATAATCGATTGATTGATTTGATTTTGGTTTTGCCGTTGCCCAGGCGGTCACAGTTTTCGCGTGAGATCCTTCCAATCCACGCAACGGGCCAGTTGCACCAGCGCGCCATCCAACGGTTCCCCCCGCGCGCGGGAGTCCAGGGAACCCTCTGCCTTGTCCGTGCAAAATTGTTTCAGGAGTTGATAAACCTCCGTGACATCGCCTTTCTCCAGGGCGCCGCTCTTGAGCGCCGCGCCGATGGTCGCGCCCGGATTGGCCGGCACACTCACCAGGGAAATCTCCAGCAGCTCCTGTTTGGTGAAGATGCGGTTCGGCTCGCCGTCCTTGGCGCCCGGCATGTTCTCCCAGTCCAGCGGGATGAAGCCCACGCTCTCGCTCTGGATGAACCCGGACTTGGCCAGCTTGAACGCCAGGTTGCCCAGGGGATTCTCGACCGCGAACTTCACCCGGTTCGTCATCCGGCCCTTCTCGATCGTCACCTCCGTCGAGCGGCCCAGGATGGAGGCGATGCTCCAATAATTGTGCGAGTCCAGCACCACCGGGTTCGCGCGATAATTCTTCAGCTCCCAGCCGTCCAGCCGGATCACCTCGCGGTAACGGTCCACGGACTCATCCGTGGCGATGAAGTTCAGCTCGTGATCGCCCGCGGCTTTCACCTCGCACTTGAGCTGCTCGCGCAATCCCTCGTGCTCGCCCTGGAGCATCACCAGCCGTTCTCCAAATTCTGTCAGGTCTTTCATAAATCCGTGTTCTCCGTGTTCATCCGTGGTTAAGAACTTTTTCACGCAATCGACCAAAGTTGCCCACCCGATCCTGGTTATTTTCCTGACTCCGGCCAAAATGCCCTTTGCATGGACCGGAAAACGGCCTGGGACGCGTCCTGGCAAAACCGTCCGGTGTCCATGCGAAAAAGTCCGTGGCTCGCCAGAAGTCAAATGCGCGCGAAGTTCTCCTCCCTTGGCGATTGGCGATTGGCGATTGGCGATTCACAAGGCGCCTCCCCTCTTCTCCAGCCAGGCGTCGTAGCCGAGGAACTTTGTCGGCCGAGCTGACTTGTCCGGCAGCACGGCAAACATGAAGCACCGGCAATTGATCACATTCCCCGCCGAGCCGGATGGATCACCGGGGTGCATCAACTCCTCGCCGCCCACGATGAACGGTTCATCCAGGGGAATCCCCTCGTCCATGTAATCCGCCTCCGCCTGGAGATGCTCCGGCCGCACGCCTTCCAGGTTGGAAGCCTGCCAGCCCTTGCGCTCGACCCCGGCTTCCTTCATCCCTTCGAACGCGCCGCTTTGCACGGCGATGTTCGTCTCGGTGACCGCGATGGTCTCTGCCCGCGCCTCGGTGGCGTTCCGGTAAACCTCCTTCACGCGATCCCGCAGCTCGTCCATGGTGTCGCCGTTGGACAGTCCCTCGGACAGCGACCCCTTGAGCCGTTCGAACGTCGTGCCGTTGATATTCTCGATCTCGTTCTTGCGCTTGGCGAGGAACTCGACGGCCTTGGCCGGCGGTACCGAGAAAGCGTTCGGGTCCAGCCCCAGCTCGCTCCACACCTGGGCGCCGCCAAAGACCAGGTCGCCCTTGAGCAGCGGCGTCATCTTCTTCAAAATCTTCTGGTTCTCCGCGAGCAAATCGAAGATGTCATCAATCGCTTTTGTCCCAGGCGCGGCCGTCGATTCTCCCTTCTCCTGGGGGAGAAGGGCCGGGGATGAGGGCGGACCGCTCAAAGACAGTGCGGAATCCATCTTCGCCAACACCCGCCCCTGTTGCTCGACGAAGAAATTCCGCAAGGTCACCCGTTTCTTCCGCACACTCCCCGCGATGGAAGCCGCGTACGCCGCGCTCTGCGGCCCGCACTGGTGAAGCGTTGAAGCGTTGAACCGTTGAACCGTTGAACCGTTCCCCGCTTCACGCTTTACGCTTGAACCCTTCAACTCATCCAACAGCGCCAGCATCTTCTCCGGCGCCCCCTCCGGCGCGGCCGGCTCCGGCACGGGCGCGCCATCCGCGCCCAGTTCCTGGAGCGAGAACGGCAGGAAGCTCCGATCCCCGTGCTTCAACTTCGGCAAGCCGAGATCCAGATTCCCATTGATGATGTTCAGCGGCACGCCCACGCCGAACTGTTTCACCGCCGTATCCCAGCGCCGTTGCTGCGCGGCGATCATCACCGGATGCCCCTTGATGTGGAACTCGCCCCGCGCGCCGGCATCCATGCTCTTCACCGCGGGATCAATGCCCGCCTCCAGTTGCGCGCACAGCGGCGAGATCCGGTTCTGGATGAAACTCTCGCGCGCGGCATCGGCCACGCTGCGGTTCGCGTCCTCGGTGAAGCCGAGCATCTCCTGAGGCACCTTGTAGATCGCGCAGATCTCCTGGCGCGCGAATTTTCGGTTTTCCAGGAACTGCATGTCTGCGCTGGAAAGCTGCGGCTTCTCCACCTTCGCCCCGCCGAACAGGAAGAGCGGCCGGTCCGCCGTGCCCGCCTTGCGTTTGCGTTCTTCGAGGGCCTTCTGCACCGCCAGGCGCTGCTCCTCGCTGAGCTGCTGCTCCGTGGTCACGATCACGCCGGTATCAGCGTTATTGATCATCAGCCCCTTCATGAACTGCGCGGCCGCGTAATCGCTCTGCGCCGCCAGCCGCGCCACCGTCAGCGGCGACGCGCCGCGCCAGGCGTCGTACGGATTGGACATCTTGAAATGGATCACCTCGACCGGCATCAGGAACACGCTCGGCTCCGGGTCGCGCGAGTTGGCCTTGTAATCCCAGCCCATAAGCACGTTCTCCCGCACGTCCTCGCGCATCTGGGTGGGGTTCAGGATGCAGAGCTTCGCGATCTGCGCCCGGTTCGCATTCCGGATCGGGAGCACCTTGCCCGCCTTGTTCGTGCCGATGATGAACGCCTCCCCGCGCAGGCACAGCCACAGCACGATCAGCTCCCAGAACTGGAACTTGTTCGTGTACGGGCTCGGCTGGTTGAACAGATCCACCAGCGGGCCGGACTCAATCTCCGACTCGTCGCTCTCGACCCCGTGCAACAGCCGGAAGCGCAGCGCGGACACATTCTCCGCCAGGGTGGTGGCGCACGAGTACACCCAGGTCGATTGCTGGAAGGCGCTGTTGAGTTGCGCGCCGCCCTTTTCCTCCTGGTCGCGGCCGGCCGCCCACAGTTGCGTGAACGCCGTCTTCTCCTGCTGCCCGAACGACAGCGAGAACTTGCCGAGTTGAAGGGAGAAGTTCATTTCATTATCCCACGACCGCAATGATGCCTGTCTTCTGCCCGACCGCATGAACCGCGAGGGCTTTCGCCCAAAACCGGTCGCAGTGAGAATCCTCGCTCTCGCCCACAAACCGGATGTTATTGCTGGCCGTCGTCTCCTTCTTGATGCCGCGCAGGTCGGCACGCAGTTTTGGATCGGGGCAGTAACGCAGCCGCTTGTCTTCGTGCGCCGCGCGCAATGGAAAGGCCAGATCCTCCTTGACCGGCGCCGTGAAAAGGATGCTCTCGACCTTCCAGCCAAACCGTTCCTTTGCCCGCTCGGCCATCTGCATGCCCAGGCCGCTGCCATCCAGGCAGGCCCGCTTCACCTGGGGAAGCTGGAGCAACCGATAAAGCTCGTGCTCCTGTTCGGCGAACGTCTTCCCTTGAAGCTCGATCCGCATCCGCTCCCAGAGCACGTCGCCCACCTTCTCCTCGACATCGATCACCGTGAGATCCTTCTTCCGCCCGAAATCCGCGCCGATATAAAGCGGGTTTTTGGCGTCCAAAAGATAGTTGAAATCCTTTTTCGCGGTCGGGTCCTCGCAGCCGGTGATCATCTCCCAGGTGATGAACGCGGCGCCATCATCCGCCGGCACGCAGCAATACTCCTGGAGCCACTGCTCTTCATCGATGCACTCGCGGCGCAGCTTCGCGATCCATTCCTCGCGGCTCAGGGTGCCTCCGGACACCTTGTTGATCCGCTCCACGATGCCCTCCGTCACCGCGAGCTGAATCGGAATCGTGTGCAGGCTCCAGCCCATCGGGTTGCCGTTCTCCTTGATGTCCCGGATCACTTCGTTGAAGACGGTCCCGGTACCGCGATGCGTGCTGATCAGGGAAATCTGCCCGCCCCATTGCGTGGCCGGCTTGGCGATGCGATACAGCTCGCGCTGTTCCCGATGAAGCGCGAACTCATCGAGCTTGATGTGGCCCGTCTTGCCGGCCAGGGCGTCCGGCGAGCTGGAGAGCGAATACACCGAGAGCCCGTTGCCGAACTTCAGTTCGAACGCCGTTAGATCCTTGTCCCGGTCGAACAACACCTCGCCGAGATCCTCCGCCGCGTAATTGAGGATGCGCGCCCAGCGCTTGCAATAGTTCAGGTATTGCTTGGCCTGGACCATGTCCCGCGAGGAAACGAACACCGGCAGCCGCGCCTCCTTGGGCGCCACCTTGCGCACCGTGTCGTAGCTGTCCGAGTAGGAGAGCCCGATCTGCCGGCCCTTCTCGCAAATCTTCAGCGCCGCCTGGTCCCTAATCCAGCGACCCTGGTAAGGCAGGAAATAGAGTTCGTCGCGGGTGCTCACGTTTTACGTTTTACGTCCGCCTTGACTTCCGCCACGTCGAACCGGAACACCGCGGCCGGCCGGAACACGATGTTCGTCTCCGCGAAATTGTCCTTCAGCTCATAGAGGGTGTCATCGAGTTCTACCGTCTCGCCCGCCTTCATCAGCGTGCAGATGCGGATGAGCTGCTGCTCGATCATCTTCTCGACCACCTTGCGTTGCGCCCTCAACTCCAGGAGTTGATCGATTGCTTTCTGCTTCGCGGTCATTCCGTGTGTTCCGTCTATTCCGTGGTCAAAGAAGTTTTAGTTCCCGTTCGATTCTCTCCAGCGTCTCCGCCGTGAGCCCGCCGCCGCGTTCGATCACGCTCTTGGCCTTCTCCACTTCCGCCATGGCCCGCGCGTTCGCGTCCTTGTATTTCTGGATCTCGATGTTCCCCTTGGAGAGCTTGGCCAGGCTGTTTGCGAGGATCGCGTAATTCTCCGGCTTGTCCGCGAGCAGCTCCTTGAGCGAGGCCACGTCGAAATCCGTCAGCACATCGTAGAGCTGGCTCGCCGCCAGGTGCAGGTTCGCCTCGTGCAGCTTCGAGCCATCGTTCTCCTTCACGATCTGGAGCGCGAACTCGCGCTTGTTCTGCATGTCCGCCAGGCGTTCCTGTTCCTTCAGCCAGTCCTGGTGCCCGCCGTCCTTCCAGTTCGTCAGGTTCTGCTCGTTGATCTCGCCGGGCTTGCCGTGCCCCTCGTCGAACAGCCACTTGGCGATCGCCAGATACGCCACGCCATCGCGCAGCTTCTCATTGACCGCCGTTCGAACTTCGAACGGCAGCCGGGCAATCTTTCCTGTGCGTCGGTTGGACATTGATCAACTCGCCTGGGACGGCTCCATGGGCAGGATGGGCACCGCATCGTCCAGGTGCAGGCATTCGCCCAGCGTGACATACAGGGAGGCCGGAGCGATGACTTGCAACGCGCAGGTGGTCCCGCCAGGCGCGCCCACCTGGATGGAAACCACCGTGCCGGCTTGCAGAATTCCGCCGCAGTCCCGGCCGACGATCCTGTCCCCCAGCTTCGCCACCCGTCCGTTCTTGTAGTGCATGTGTCCTTTCGGCCGCGTCAGGCGGCGTAATTCTGTTCGTAATGCCGCACCCCGTTCGCGTGGATGCGGTAAAGGTGAACCGTGGTGCCCGGCTCGCTGATGTGGATGAGCAATCCCTCGTCCGCCAGGAACGTCAGCTCCGGCGCGATCTCGCTCTTGCGGAAATCGTCCCCGCGCCGCTTGCACTCGCGCTCGATCTGCTCCGCGCTGCGCGTCAGCGGACGCACCGCGTAAAGCTGAAAGAGCACTTCCTTCCGCACGGATTCCTGGCGCGTCATCGTTTGGTCCTCTCCTCCAGGGCGGCGATCGATTTATCATTGCCGTTGAGCCGCCCGTAAATATCGGTCGTCAAATCCTTGATGTGCGCGTAGAGCGTCGCGCTGCGCTTGTGTCCGTCCACCATCAGGTCCGTCTTGTTCTCGTCCAGCCTTTCGAGGATCTTCTCCGAGTCGCGATCCATCTTCCCGCGAATCGAGTCGACGTCCTTCTTGATCGCATTCATGTCCTCCTGGTGCTCCTTCTTGGTGACGAACTCCGCCTCGATGGGCGGCTCGCGCCGCTTGGGCATAAGCTGCTTGACGATCAGCGCGATCGATAACAACGCCGCCCCGCCGAGGAGCACGTTCAACACCTGGTCGCCCGTGGCCGTGGGAATCTGCGCGAGAAAATTCATTCGTGAAACTTCGTGGAATTCGTGCCTGCCCTGGGCAGTGAGGTCGGCAGCTTGATGCTCGTGGCTAGGTCCACCAGGAACACGACGGCGCGGTACCATCGCCGGCGCAGCATCCCCGCCACGAACGCGTCATCGTCCGCCTCCGCCGTCTCATGCACGAACGCGAACAACCGCGCGAACACGTTTTGCAGCCCGATGGAAACCGGCTTTAAAGCCAGCCGCATCGACGCCATCCAGCCCAGCACGGCCGGGGACCAGCCGTGCTGGCCGGACAGCAAATCGAAGATGGGCTGCAATTGTTCCACGTGGAGCCGAATCTCAATCAGGTCTGCGCCGCCGCTGGAGGATTCGGGATCACATCCGCGAGTTCCTTCGCGCCGGTGGCCACCAGTTCGATCTTGGCCGCGAGTGCTGCCGGCACATCGCCGTTGCGAACCAATTCTTCGAGTTCCAGGATGCGCGCGTTCAGCACGTCGAATTTCCCGCGGATCTCGGTGTTGGCCTCCGCCTGGTCGGCGATGGCCTTTTCCATCTTTGCAACTGCTTCGTCAGTCTTCATATCGTGGAGGGTGAGTTGTCGCTCGTATTTCAGGAGCATCCAGGCGAGCACGAGCACGACTGCCAGGAGCGTGAGAATGTTGAGACTTTCCAGCACATGTCTTCTCCCTCTCCTGGGGGAGAGGGCCGGGGGTTAGGGCGGTCAGAAAGTCATCCCGCCACCCATTCGAAAGAGCATGTGGCCAATCGTGCTGAAGTTGTGCGTCCAGCGGCCGTCCGCGAACAGCTTCACGCGCTCGCCCAGGCAATACTCGAAGCCGGCGCCGCCGTTCATGCGGTTCTCATTGGGGTGAGACTCCGGCGTGTCCTGATCAAACCCGTGCGTGTAGCCGATGAACGCATAAGGCGCCAGGCCGGTGGCGCCAATTGGCAGGTAGCCTTTAAAATTCACGCCGGCCTCAGTGAAGGCGTCTGCCCAATGTGAATCGTCGAACTTCTCACTCAGCGTCTCCAGTTCGACCGCGACGTTACGCACCGGGAGATAGGACAGCGCCAGGCCACCGCCGAACTTGCCATTGAACTGTCCCAGCTCGTGGGCTCGATAGGAGGCAAACGGCGACACGCTCCATTCGCCGGCCGAGTACGGCGCATCGGACATAACGACCACGTTTGGATCGGCGGCGGGAGCCGCTGCGGAAAGAGCCGCCGGAAGAAACAGCGCCGCGCTCAGCGCGACTAGGGGAAGGAAGGATTTGATGTTGTGCATACGAGTCTTTTGGTTTGAGCGTTTCAACTGGGTGGGGACTCCTGCTTTTCGTTTCGCGTTTCGGGTTTCGCGTTTCGCGTTCTCCGACCGCTCCCGAACGTGTCCCCGTTCAGTGCGCGTGACTCATAACCGCGCGACGGCGCGCAGTGGAAGGGCGTTATCCTCCCGCGCTGCTCACAAAGCGGGCGGGGTGTGAATGGGCGGGGAAGAACCGCGAGGCTTGGCTATCGGCTATTTGCGATCGGCGATTGCGCCGAAGGCGCCGACAATGTGAGCAGCCCGTGAAAAAGTGAAGCCGAAACTGCGGGGGATCGACCGGTGGGGAAATCCCGTGGGGCGTTTCCCCCACGGCGATTGGCGATTGGCTATTGCATCGTCAATCCTTCGAAGCGGTAATGCTTAAACTCCTTTTCGAACACGCGAGCCTTGACGCGCCAGACTTCATGCCCTGCGAGGTTGCGAACCGTGTCCGTCGTGGTTCCGATCTTCGCTCCGGACTCGTCATACAAACTGAACTCGGCCGTGATCCCTGCAATCGATTCGGAAGTGTTGTTCGTCACCAGGCCGGTCAAACATCCATTGAACAATTCCCAGGCAGAGTTTTCCTCCCGATCTGCTCCAATGAATACGACCTGAGATTTAACCGGCTCGACAACTGACGCACGAAGAATGATCGGCTGTGTCGTTCGGGCAGTCCCAGTTCCTGGCAACGGTTCTTTCGAGAACTGAAGTGGATTCTGATCGCAGCCGGCGAACAGCGCAGCGACGAACAAAGCGAAAAGAAAGGGGATGATCTTCATAACGTTTCATTGAACCGCGATCCAAATGCATCCGCACGACTCGGCGTCGCAGCCCGCCAGCGGCAATTCCGGGATCTCATTGATCGGAATTCTCTTGTTTGCGAGCGCATCCGCGGCAGCGCACGCATGGCCCGTAAGATTCGTGGTTAGCAGACCCAGGTGAGTTATGCCTGAATCGCGGCAATCCTTCAACCGCCTTCGGTTGGCGGCTTTGCCTCCTGGCATCAGCTTTTTGCACTGCTTCATAACCGGCCACGTTTCACGATTGAAACGTGAAAAACTCGTTTTTGCTAAGGGTTCTTCAAACTTCTTCCACTGAAATTTTGGCGGATTGCGTGAATCTCACGAGTTATCCACATCGACCGATTTTGTCCGACCCCATCCCCTACTCTGGCCGGTATGCACGAGGAGCTGTTGCAACGATGCCTCGCGGAACTGGACGCCGCCGAGCGGTTGGTCATGGCCACGGATTTGGAGAACTTCATTTTAAAACTTCGAGCTTCGGCTTCTTCGCCGATGCCAGATGAGCTTCGATCACCGCCGCCGTCCTGCCCGCGCCGCGCGCGCCGGTCCCGCTGGCGGACTTGACGCGTCGCTCCAGCTCGCCCCAAAAGATGCCCGCCCGCCGCATCCGCTCCTCCAGCGGCAGCGCCACGTCGAGCAATTGCTTGTGCATCTTCTCGATCACGGTCAGCTCCGCATAATCCGCCAGCATCCAGGAGAGATCCGGCACGGCGCTCCTTTGTTCGCGCAGCGCATCCGGAGTTTTCTCCGGCGGCAACTTCTTGGGGATGTCGGATTCGTCGCATTTTAAGAACTTCGCCAGCTTCTTAATAAGACCTTTTCCGGCCTTGGTCCCTCCGTTGACGTAGTTCCCGAGAGTGGAGGTTCCGCAGCCTATCAGCCGCGCTGCCTCCGTCAACGTCCGTCCATTGGCGAATATCTGTTCACGGACCTGCAAAAGTTTTTTAAGAAAACTGCTTGACCGTTTTAAGAAGATGCCGTTTTCTTAAGAGCATGTTACGCGAAACATCTGGCAAACGCAAGACGCGATTCAAGGGAATCGTGCAGTTCGCGAAACAGCAGGGCCGTTCCCGCGTGCATGTGTATCTGGTGCTCTGCGGCCAGCGGGCCGGGTCCAGGATTCTCAAGGAGTGGAAGCGATTCTCACGATGAAAGCGATTCAGACTGCGACACTCATCAAGAAGATTCGTGCCGAGCATGAAGCGGCTCTGCTCCATGCGGCCAGCGCCATCAAGCACGCCATTCAGTGCGGCCGGCTCCTCCAGGTGTTCAAGGCGCAGTGCGGGGACGGTAAGTGGGAGGAAAGCTTGACCGCCCTGGAAATCTCCAAAACCACGGCCTGGCGTTACCTGCGCGTCGCCAGGGATGCGGCGTCCAACCCCAAAAAGGTGGCTTACCTTCTGGAGCAGGGAGCCGGCCTCGTCGACCTCTATCGCGAATTCGACCTGGTCAAGCCGCTCGAAGGTGGCGGCTATCGTTCGGACGCCTACCAGCTCCGCAAGCTCTCCGAGCAGCTCCAGTTCGATTTCGAGTACGAGGAGTTCGATCAACACATCACCGCGCTGGCCAAGGCCCGCAATGTCGAGGAACTGAGCAGCAAGACACTCAACCTCGCGCTCCAGAAGCTTGACGCCGCCCGCGAACGCGTCGTCGCCGTGCTCAAGGACAAGGAAGCCGTCGAACTCGACCCCGGCGCCTTCCTCGAAGATGAACGCGAAGCCCGAATCCCGAACCCCACGGAGAAAAGACCATGACTCTCGAAACCAAGGATCGTCTCGCGTTCTATTTCGTCACCGCCGGTTGGATCATCATGGGCTTCGGAGTCGGCATCGGCGTGTGCGGGCTGTATTGGCTCGGCATCAGCGCCGTCTGCGTCGGCTGCCTGGCGAACTGGGCCGGCTGGGAACTGCACGCCGCCGTCGAGGCGTCGGATGATGACTGGGGGAACCTGTGAAAGGCGCCACCCGCACAGCCATTGTCCGCATCGCTGATCTCGCCAAGGCCCTCCGCGACGGCCCACGAAAGTCTGCTGATCTGGCTGCGCAATTCAATGTCTGCATTAAGACGGTGATGCGCGACCTGACGTGGCTGCGGGCCGAGATGGGCCACGACCTCACGTACGATGATCGTTCGTTCACCTGGAGATACCGCACCCCACCCAAGACCTATCTGCTATGAATGCACTCTGCGACCAGCGAATGTACGGACAGGAAGCCGCCGCCGAACTCGGCCGCCTGTTCGCCCTGAACTTCGGCGTGCTCACCCAGGCCAATCTCGAAGCCGTGGGTTATGACATCGTCGATCTGATTTCCCGCGCATGGATCGCGCGGCGTCCGGGCCGGTGGAGTGAAGGATTCCAACCCGCCGGCCCCATCGTTGCCGCCCACACCGCCGCGCTCCACGCACTCGCCGCATGAATCGGCAAATCCACATCGCCTATCAGGACCCGCCGCTGATCATCCAGTGGCAGGGCAAGGAGCTGGGCTTCGCCGGGCCGTCCGGCTTCGAGGTTAAGCACTGGTCGCGTGAGGATCTGCTGGAGCTGGCCGGGCAGGTGGAAGACTTGCTCTCGCCCTTGCGGCGGCACGCGCTCCTGATTGCTCGCGAAGTCGCCAAGGAATTCGAGACCAGCCTGGAGAACATTTTCAGCCGCAGTCGCGATCAGGACACGGCCGATGCGCGGCATGTCTGTATCTCGCTCTTCCGCGAACACCACGGGAGCGTGAAGGATCGGACCATCGCCGACATGTTCCATCGCGAACGCTCGCTGGTATCCTACGCCTGCGTTCAGTTCAAGGCCCTGGTCGAGAGCGATGCCGCCTTCCGCAAGAAAGTCACCCGCCTGCGCACGCGGGTGCGCAAGGTGCTCTGGCCGGAAATGGAGAAGGCCGCATCATGAACGTCGTCCACCTGGCCCCACCGGAAACCGGCCCGTGCGGCGTCTGCGGCGCGCTGAGCGATGTGCATTCGACCACGACGTTGGAATGGGTGGACCAGCCCACGCAGATCAAGGTCGGCCGCTGCTGTGTCACGGAACTGAAGCGCGCCGATCATGCGCTGCTCTGGCACGGCCGCCGTTTCGGCATCACTGATCCACCCAGCCCGATCAGCCCATGAACGAACCCACCTTACAACAAGAGTTCCAGGCCGGCGGTGCGGCCGGCAGTGGCACGCAATGCCAGCGCCTGCTCGTGGCCTTCCACGAGGCTGGGGAAGGTACGTGGGTGCCCATGCCGATGCTGGCCCGCGCCATGAGCCCGAGCGATAACGGCGCCGGGAACTGCCCGCCGCGCCGCATCTACGATCTCCGCAAGCAAATCGAGAAGGACGGATTCACCATCGAGAACCGCAAGGAGTGGAAGGATGGCATCTGTCACAGCTTTTACCGGATCATCCGTGTCCATCCGTGTCCATCCGTGGTTGACCCAAACCCCAACGCTCATTCGTCCCCATGAACGTTCTCCCTGATTACACCGAAGAGATTCTCTCTCCACTTCCAAAAATTTCGACCGGCGGCGAAGAGTCGCCTGGCGCGGGTGGGGACGCCCCGCCACTGGTGGCCGCGCCGCCGGTCGATCCCATTTCTCCGGCTCCTGACGTAGGGCCGCGACCCGCGATGTCTGCGCATGGACGCGGGGATGCCAGTGAACCGTGCATCGAACGTGAGAGGCCCTCTGGCGCCTCCTCCTCTGGCGAAGCCGTCCGCCAAGCTCACCCCAACGGACTCGACGGCCACTCCGAGAAAGTGGGAAAGTGGGAAAGTGGGAAAGTGGGAACGGACTCCGATCCCACCTGCTCACTTTCCCACCTGCCCACCTGCCCACCTGCCTTCCACCGCGCCTCCGACATCTGCGCCGCGCTGAACTCGGCCGGCGAGCGGCTCTCGACCAAGACACTCCATCGCCGCGCCATCAAGCTAGGCTGGCCCATGCGCCAGGATGGGAACCGTTACCTCTACGCTCCCCCGGCCGAGATCGCCGCGCTGCTCGCCCCGCCCGGAGCGCGGGTCTGTGACTCGCAGCAACCCACGGTGCGTCTCACCAGCCACGCCCTGTCCGAGGAAGCCGAACGCAAATTCGCCGGGCGCAAAGCCGCCGTGCATTTCTTCCGCCAGCAGCGCGAGCGCCACGGTGTCGAGCGCGCCCTGGTGATGACCGTCGCGCACTTCGCGAACCCTTCAACCCTTCCACCCTTAAACCCTTCAACTCCCCCCTTCCTCTTCAGCACGAAATCACTCCGCCGCTGGGTGGAAGTGTGGGAACTGTTCGGTGACAACGGACTGCTCGAACAGAAGGCCGGCCGCTCCGGCCGCAAGCCCGTGGCCCGCTATCTTGACGAGCCCACGAAAGCCCGTTTAAAAGCTCTTTCCCACGAGCACGGCAGCGCAGCCAGAGGCGTCCGCCAACTCATGCGCGATCCGAACCTGCACGCCGGCCTGCGCGAACATCTTCACGAGGGTCATAGTTCCAAGAGCTATGTCACACCCTCCATCCTCAAATCCGCCCAGCTCCCCGAGGGCACAGCCGCGCTGGCGCAGGGGACGCGCCACGCGCGGTTGCAGGGCCGCTTCACCCCCGGCAGCTATGCGGACGTGAAGGCCGGCCAATACTTCTGCGGCGATGACATGACGTCGAACGTGCTCGCCTGGTGCGAATGGCCGAACCGGCTCGGCTACCTCATTGGCCAGCCGCAGATTCTACCGTTGATCGATGTCGGCTCCATGCGCTGGCTCGTCGCCCGCACCATCATGCGCGCTGGCGGCCAGTACACGGGCGACGATGTGTGGGGCTTGTATGGCGATGGGTTCGACCAGTTCGGCCTGCCCGAGGTTGGATTCGTGAGCGAGTTCGGCCACTGGCAATCGAATCGCGTGGTCGGACACAAGACGGGCCTGAGCGACGAGCAACGCATCGGCGGCCTGTCCTCGCTCGGCCTGGATTTGATTCCCAGCTTCGACCCGCGCACCAAAGTCATCGAGACCGCCTTCAACCAGCTCCAGTACCAGCTCGATGCCCAGCCAGGCTTCGCCGGGCGCGACCAGCGCAAGCATCTGCCGGAAACCGTCAAGCGCCTGCGGGCCGAGTGCGAGAGCGGCAAGCGCCATCCCAAGGACGTGTTTCCACACGTGAGCCAGCTTGCGGACAGCGTCCAGACCGCGATGGAGAACATCAACCAGGAGCGCGGCGATGGCATGATCCTGCGCGGCGACACTCCGCTGGAGAAATGGACCGCAGACGGCGCCGGCGCCCGTCTGCGCCGCATCCCGGACGAAGCGCGCTGGCTCTATCGCAGCGCCATGAACGTCGTGCCCGTGACCAAGAACGGCCTGCGCATCACCCAGGGAACCGGCCACAAGATGGTGACGCACTACTACGACGGCCCCGCGCTGCACCCGCTGCCGCGCGGCGAGA